GACACAGTTATACCTGATGATGGTATGGCAATGCTTTATTATAATGGAACAAATTGGCTAGCGTTTATTAGTATTGGTGCTGATATAACAATTTCTGGTGATATTACTGTAGGTGGCAATATCAGCATTAATGAAGGCGGTGAACTCCGCTGGTACGATACGGGCAGTTCGCACTACACAGGTTTTGAAGCTCCAGCTTTAACAGCGAACCAAATATACGTTTTACCAGATGCAGATGGAACAAGCAATCAGGTAATGAAGACAAATGGAAGCGGTATAATTACATGGCAAGATGATGAAACGGGAACTTTACAGCTTTCACAAGGCGTTGCATGGGATCAGGCAAACGATACTTATGCGAGATTAGGTAGCATTGCAGGAATTGCAACTTCGGAAAGTGCAGGCAATGATAATCTACCCATTCAATCCGATATGAAGCGTTGTCTTTTGCAAGATGATGGGACAGTTAATTACTATATAGATTCAACCGATCCTATTATGAAGGATGGAACTACTGTAATTAGTTCAGGAACTGCTGATACGGATACTGCCAATAAATTGATTGACTCTGGTGCAGATTTTGTGACAGATAGTGTAGTTGCTGGCATGTATGCTCACAATACAACAGATGATACTTATTCTATAATTACAGCAGTTGATAATCTGCATAACTTATCTCTTGAGCGAGATGTCTTCCCTGATGGAGACGAGGATTACAATATTGGAACTGCAAACTTTGGTGGAGCTGATGGACAGGTTATGGTAGAGATACCAAAATTCTATTATAAACAATATAAAGCTGGCGATATATTCTATTTCTATCATTCTAAATATGATCTCGCTGGTTTTGAACTACACCCTGCATTTTGGAAAGACGGGCAAGAAGTAGATTACAGATATTATTCAGCTTTTGAAGGTGGTATGTGGGATGATTCCGAAGGAGCAATGTGTGCTAAAGCAAGTATACCATCATCAATATATGCAAGCCCCGATAAGATGACTTCAGTTGCAGGTACATGGGCTAAGGTAAATGAGCAAAGGTCTGAATATAGAACAATGGCAGCTCAACGAGGTACAGGATTCAGACAGTTGGATTACTACCTACATTCCGCTGTTCAGTTGCTTTACCTTGTTGAGTATGCTGATTTTGATAGTCAAGTTATGATAGGAGCAGGACGTACTAATTTAACAGGCGGTGGATGGACAGCCGATAGTAATATAGGTTTAACAGGTTTAAGCGTTGGAGATGGCAACGGCACTAACTCTGTTATGTCTGGTACTTTGTATGATGTTGATGGAACTGGTTATGCTACAGATTATATGACATATAGAGGAATAGAAAACCTCTATGGCAACGTATGGAAAATGCTTGATGGAATAACTTGGGATGGAAGATGGACTGGTTCGGCAGCTGCTCAACCTGTTTATACAACTAATAATTCTGCATACTTCCAAGACGCTGCAAGAGTTAATATGCAACATCTTTGCGATGCAAGTTATATTGGAGGTAATGCTGATTATATAGGCAATCTTGAAAATGTAACAGGATTTATTCCTAGTGCAGGAGGAGGAAGTGCAACAACAGAGATATGTGATTACTATTATCAATATAGCGAAGTAGGTAGGGATTATTGGCGGGTGGTTCTGGTCGGTGGTGATGCGAATTACGGTTCTGCGGCTGGCGCTTTTTCGTTGATTGTGGCTGACGCTTTCTCGTTTGACCGTGTGAGTATCGCCGCGCGGCTTTGCTTCTAAAATTTTTATGAAATATCTAAACAGGTTTCTATGTAAGCGGGTGGTTCTAGTCAGTGGTAATGCGAATAACAGTTCTAAAGCTGGCACTTTTTCGTTGAATGTGAATAACACTTTCTCGAATGACAATGTGAATATCACCACGCAGCTATGCTTATTTTTAAAATATCTTATACATAGAAACCTTGGCTCTTGCCAAAATACAAAGCAAACCTCATTACGTGTTGGTAGGTTAAATCTCGAAAGCTCGGAGGTGAAATAAGCAATATGAAAAGGTTTGGATATTTATATGAAAAGATTTATGATATTGAAAATATCAAACTTGCCCATAAAAATGCAAGGAAAGGAAAAGCACATTATAAGGAAGTTAAAATGGTAGATGAAAATCCTGACAAATATTTCAGTGAGATCCATAATATGCTTAAAAATAAAACTTATAAAACATCAGAGTATAAAGTTATTCATAGAAAAATGGATAATGGGAAAGAACGAGAAATTTATAAGCTTCCTTATATCCCAGATAGGATTATACATCACACCATTATGCAGGTAGCAGAACCTATATGGAGAAAAACATTAATAAGAGATACTTACTCATCTTTGAAGGGCAGAGGTATCCATGATGGTGTTGAGAGGATAAAGAAAGCATTAATAGATAAAGAGAATACTAAGTATTGTTTGAAAATGGATATAAAAAAATATTATCCAAGCATAGATAATGGTATTTTAAAACAAATTATCAGGAAGAAAATAAAAGATAAAGACTTGCTTTGGTTATTAGATGAGATAATCGATAGCACAGAAGGAGTTCCTATTGGTAATTATCTGTCTCAGTATTTTGGAAATCTATATTTATCTGGGTTGGTTCACAAGTTAAAAGAAAAACATCAATGTAAATATTTATACCAATATTGCGATGACATTGTAATATTACATAAAGACAAAGAGTTTTTACATCAATTGAAAAATGAAATTGAAGAGTATTTAAATACCAATTTAAACCTAAAGTTAAAGGAAAATTGGCAGGTATTCCCTGTAGATAAAAGGGGTATTGATTTTTTAGGATATATATTTCATCATGATTATATTATATTAAGAAAATCAATCAAGAACAGGTTCATAAAATCTATTTTAAATATAAAGAAAAACTATAATAAGTTAAAATGGACAAAGATAGTAAATAGTATAATGAGTTATTATGGATGGTTAAAACATGCTAATTGTAAAAATCTTCAAAACAAGTATTTCAATAAAGAAATTTGTTGGATAATAAAATACACATGCAAAGAACATGGAATCAATAATCCATTAAGGAAAGTGTCATGAAAAGATTTAAGGATTTCTCTAAAGAAAGTATATTAGATGGAGATAAAATAAAAATAGATGATGTTATTAATGAAGAGATTGAGATCATAGGGCATGCAATTAAAAGCAGTAAATTTGAATTGGAAAAATATTTAACACTACAAATTAAAAGAAATGATAAGACGTATGTAATTTTTACAGGAAGCGGTGTTTTAATTGACCAGATAGAAAAGTATACTAAAGAGATACCCTTCTTTGCAACAATTAGAAAGATAAATAAATATTATTCATTTACTTAGGAGGTAAAATGAAAAAACTAATAATGATATTGGCAATAATGGTATTGGCAATGAGCCTATCCGCAGAATATATCTTAAGGGATTCAGAATCCAATACTAAATTTGAGGAATTTGAATATCAACAAGGCGGGATACTTTATCGCTTCGATTTCAAAGAGGTTGATGTTCAAGGAATGGATGGAGAGACCACAAAGATTTGGAAGTACAAAGAGCTTTGGCTTCCTGAAGAAATCAGTAAAGAAAGATTAGATGAGATAATTACATTAGAGAAGATTGGAGATGTAGCTACATCAGATAATTTTAATATTTGGAAAAATAAATAGCATTGGTGCTATAAATAAAAGAAGGAGTAATAAAAATGGCAGAGATTTTAGAAGTACTATTAGGCAGTGGATTTTCACTTGCTGCAATTATCGGGATTGTTGGTTTGATCTTGAATTTCCTACTTAAGAAATTCGTCACAGCAGAGAATATCGAAAAGTGGGGAGCAGGAATCAAAGCATTCTTTAAAGGTTTAGGAATTGCCTGCACACTCGGACTGAGCAAAATACCTTATCTTAAGAGTATCTGGAATACTATTCTTGAACCATACGTGGTTATTGGATTACGAATGGCGGTATTGAATATGATCTCAGGATTCATTGAAGGACTTGAGACTGATAATTCAAGTCTAAAAGACGATTAATGAAATATCCCTGTAGCAAACGTGCTGGTCTCTTTCTATTGAATAGAGCTGGCGTCTCACTTATTAGTGAGGATGAAACAGTAAGACGAATGAGCTTTGGTGGGGATATTAAATGGAGTTAACATGAAACAGATTATAATAATCTTGATTATATTAGTAGCGGTTGGGCTGAATGCGGTTACTTTTGATTTATCAATGGCAATGAGAACTCCAAAAACAGACAGTACTACTGTTGATTATGAATTGAGTGGAAGATGTAGTATAGATAGTTTACTCTCAGTAGAGATTGAATTTGAAAGGCAGGATGGGGAATATTATAATAATTATGAACTGTTCGCTTTTCAGTACTATAAATTCCTGCAGTTTTCCGGAAAATACATTGATATTCAGGAAGATGATATTAAAATAATTTCTGTAGATATGAGGTTAAAATATAAAACTCATTCTATTGGAGTTGCAGAGGTATGGAATCTCCATCCGCAAATCAATTTAGTTTTCGGTGAGGATATCCACCGTGAATTTGGAATACCTTATCTGATTCCTGTAGAATTTAGAGCAGTAACGAATTTTTATACAAATGATTTCATAAATTATAATAATGAAACTGAGATACAATTTAATGGCTCAGTGAGTTCAATAGTAAAAATTTATCTGAGATTTAAAGAAAGGTACTATGATGATTTTAACTTTTCAATAAAAATTGGAATAGGCATCGCATTGTAAGGAGTAAAATTGTGAACGACAACAAAGTAAACAGAAATTGGCAAATACTTATGATCATTATTTGGATATTCTCACTCGGGGTAGCTTATGCAACAATCACGTCAAGAGTATCGAATAATGAAATTGCTATAATCAAACTTATTAATGACATTGATGAAAACAGCTATAGCGTAGAAGCTATCAAAAATGATCGTGGATCACTATCTAATGATATGATTGAAATTAAATTTAATATGAAAAGCATTTGCAAAGCACTCAACATTGATTACATATCTACAAATGATGATTGATTATGAAGGATAATGAACGAGAAAGGATTATTAAAAATCTCACAATGAATAAAGAGAAAGTAAAAGAATATTTGAAGTATCGAGGTAGATGATGGATAAAGAATTACTAATAAAACAGATTCAGAAACATGAAGGATTAAGACTCAAACCTTATCGTTGTTCAGCAGGGAAACTTTCCATTGGGTACGGCAGAAATTTAGATGATGTTGGAATAAACAAATCAGAAGCATGTATGTTACTTGCAAACGATATTCATAAATGCATAAAACAAGTTGAAGATAACATTAACTGCTTTGAACACCTAAA